ACTTTTAAAAGTACCGTGATGGGTACAAACTACATTTTTATTCATATAACTTTTTTATTTCATCATGTATTTTGGGTATACGGTTAAACTGGTGTACTATACTAAAATCTTTCCAATGAGGTATAGGTCCGTATTTTCTTTCAATTGCTCTTCTAAAACCCCATGATTCAAAAAATTGAGTAGGACCTCCTGTAGCCATATGTAAACACCATTTATCGTAAATGAAAAACTTTTTTAATCTTTTGTAATCTGTATCATAAATGTTAATATTCATAGCTGCTTGATCGTGTATATCATGACCTTTTTGACTCCTTAAACCTGTTAGCCAAATATCACTAACAAAATTACTTAGTGCTCTTGGTGTACCACCTATAACACCACTACAAAATACTTCACGGTCTTTATGTTGTTGTTTTTCATTTGGGTAACATTTAGCCATAACGTCAGTATTCCATGGTTCTTCACCATGTGTTACTCCTTCACCAGCTACAAAAACATCATAATTGTATAAATCCATTTTTTCAAAAGGATCATGTAAAAAAGCAACGTCAAATACATCTGTGTATAGTATTGCATCGTAATCGTTTACCTTAGAGCTAATAAAGGTACTTACAGGTAATAAACGTTGGTTATTTACCGTTTCAGAAGTATCGTTAGATACCTTCTCATACACTATGTTATTGTTTTCTAACGTAATTATGTCTTGTTCAGTAGCATTCCAAGCAAGTAATATAACATCTCCTCCGGTAACTATTTTAAATGAATTATTCCAAAGTAAAATTTTATCTATATTTTGAGTTATGTTATTACAAACTCCTGTAAGTAATTTTCTCATAATACTCTTGTAATTTTTTCACACCACCCTTTTGATTCACTATGAGCCCAGGAAACAATATGGTGTGGTTTAGGACCTTGATAAGTTATCCATCTTGTAAACTCTCGTCCTTCTTTAGTACTTTGTATACCTGAGTTAAACATATTACCATCTATATCTTCTCTATGTAAAGAATTATTTTCTTCGTCTTCACAAATTACTGCACAAAATGTATAATCGTTTTCTTTAAAATTAGTGTGACTGAAACTAACAATTTCTTTAAATGTTTGGTAAAATATATCGTCTGGTGATCCAGGCGGTGGTATGTTATCTTTACATTTTTGAGTTATTGACCTATCTTTAAAGTTTATACCAGCATATGTTTCATATTCTTGTAGACTTCTTACATTACCTAAACCGTATTTTTCTTCTATAATTTCATTTTCTCCATCCACGTTCAGTAAAGATCTAACTTTAGCATGACATTTTAAATTTTTATCATTCCAAGTTGAATCATCATCCCATTGTTTAGTTCTACCATTTCTTGTATATTCATGCCATGCAATAACTTTATTAGGGTAAAATAAATCATAACCATGTGTAAAAGATCTAACTGCAAGAGTTATTTCTTCTCCATGAAAATAATATTCTGGGTCATGTTGTACTTCTATACAATGTTCACCTAAAGTAAAAGCAAAATGTGCTGAATAAAAACGAGCTCTTTGTGGTGTTAATGTTTTATCTTCTATGTAATAAGGTAAGAAAAACACTATACCTTCAGGGGTAAATCTATCAAAAGACATACCCCAAGGTACGTTAACCCGTCCGTCAGGTTCATTTTCTGGGTTATAGGAAGGGATGTACGAAGTAAGTAACGGTTTTTGATGCCCTAGTTTTTGTAAACTTTTAACCATATCAATACATAGTACATCCCAATCTTGTGTAAATCTGTGATGAGAGTCTAATTGTAAAGTGTATGTTTCACCTTTATACTCTTGTTGTATTAAGTTTCTAGCCCAACAAGCTCCTTTAGAAGTTGAGTAATCAATATCCAGAATAGTAACTCTATTATCATTTTCGTATAATTTTAAATTATCCCATTTATCTTGTGGGTTATGCTGCCAAGCTATACAAACATGTAAATTATCTGGATGTTTAGCTTTATCAAATAAGTCTTTTAGAGTTGGTAATAACTCAGGATCTCTATAACTAGCAATCTGAACAAATATTGTTTCTGTCATTTATTTCTTTTAGTATGATGAACGTATGCATCGGTGTACATATAATTTAATTTAGGTTGAAGTTTTTCAATCCATTCACGTTCGAGTTTTAATCTTGTTTTTCTGTCATTTTCGATTGCTAATATATAACTGAATAGTACTTTAGCTCCATAGTATTTAACATTACCTGGAAAGTAATTTACTTTATGCTGTTGTATTCTATGTTTAATTTTATTAGATGAACCTACATACAACCCTTTGGTGGTAACTAATAAGTAAACTCCTTTTTTATCTCTTGCAAACATAGCTATTTGAGCTTGTTTAACATCTTTTTTCCAACGATTAGGGTTTTGTTTTCTCCATGCTTTAGAAGTACGTTTAGTCATTTTTGCATAATGACATTTTTTGCAGTAGTTATAACAGTATATCTTACCTGTTTGTTTATTGGTTATAGTGTAATAATCTGTTAAAGGTTTATCAGTATTACATTTAGTACAAACTTTTGATTCCATTCTTTTTATTTTATTAAAATATAAGCACTTTATAATAAATACACAACTTTTCCAAAAAAATATACAAAATAGTTGATTCTTTGATAAAAAATATATAACTTAACTACTGAAGGGTAGGCGCTTGAGTTTACCGCCATAACCCTGAAGAGGATGAATGGATAAATGGTTTTACTTGTATAATTATTATATATATTATTATATATTATTATATAATTTAGAGAGATATATATAAATTACCTATTTATTTTTTGAAAATTCTTTTTATTAACCACTAATAATTCTAATATGACAAAAGAGGAATTAAAAACACTGGTTAAAAAGTACTTCAATTTGACAGAAATTAATACATCCGAAACTAATAACGAAGAGGTAAAAGAGCAATCTTTTGCAGAAGCTACACTTGCGGACGGCACTAAAGTGACAAATATGTCTGATGCCGAATTCGAAGTAGGGCAAATTCTACATGTTATTACGGAATCGGGGGAACACGTTATTGCTCCAGCAGGTGAGCATGACACAGAATCCGGTATTAGTATCACTGTTGATGAGACAGGTACTATAACCGGTATTGCAAGACCTGATCAAGAAGGGGAAGGCAGTTTAGCCGATCACGATACTGTTGAAGAACAGATGTCGGAGGAAGTTACTGAAGAAGTAACTGAGGAACCTTTAAAAGAGGAATTAGCTGAAGAAGAAGAAATCGTTGAACAATTAGAAGAAGATAGTATTCAAGAAGCAGTAGTATCAGCAATAGCTGAGATTGTTGCTCCAGAAATTGAAGCACTAAAATCTAAACTAACTGAACACGAAGAATTGCTAAAAAAATACATGTCTGAACCAGCTTCAGAACCTGTAGAAGAAGCAAAAGCTAAATTTTCAGCTACAATAACTCCTAGAACTCAAGTATGGGATAAGGAGCCTTTCAATCAAAAAAGAGCTCAATACGATATGATATTGAAGCACAAGGAAAAACAAGTAAAATCAACTCAAAAATAATTCACAATGGGATTAAATGTATCAGCTCTGAATGATTTCAACAATGAGGTAGCAGGTAAAGTAGTACCTAAAATGGTATTCGAAGGATACACTACTTCTATCTTACCTATCCAAGAAGGAATCAAATACCAAGAGCCTTTAAACATCATGGAGGTTGATCTACAGGTTCAAAGCGGAAACTGTGTATCTTCTCCTTCTGGTAGCTTAACTGCTACTCAACGTAACATTACGGTTACTAACAGAGTATCTTACGACGGACTTTGTTTAGATGACCTTAACAGCAAATATTTAGGAATTTCTGCACTATCTGCAGGTTCTTACAACGAAACATTTGCTTTAGCAGAAACTTATACTGATATGATTGTAAATCAGATGAAAAAATCTGATGATTCATTCTTATGGAACAACTCTAACTTAGGAGTACTTACTTCTGGTTCTACAGCAGGTGTAGTAGTACCTAACGCTGCTACTGGTTCAGTATCTTCTGCAACTATTTTAGGCATCACTGATGCACTAATTGACAATATTCCTTCTGATATCGCTGACAGAGACGACTTAACAATCTGGATGTCAACAGGTAACTTTAGAAAATTCATCACTGCTTTAAGAGGTATTAACAACTATTACTTCGACCCAGGATCAATTTCTAACAGAACTGGAATTCTACAAATTGCATATCCATTCCAAAACGTAAAAGTTGTTGGTACAGCGGGTATTACAGGAGATAGAATTTGTTTAATGCCAGATGCTTATGCAGTGGTAGGAACAGATTTAATGTCTGACGAAACTTCATTCCAATTATGGTATGATGTGAATGCAGACCAACTGAAACATAGATTAAAATCTAAATTGGGTGTTCAAGTAGCATTCCCAGAATATATCGTATCAAACGATAAAGCTGCTCAATAATTGAAGCTTTAAACGGGCGGTTTCGGCCGCCCTTTTATTAACTAATAAAAATTAATAACTATGGCTTGTGATATTTCAAGCGGATTTCAATTAGGCTGCCGTGATAACAGCGGTGGTATAAAATCCGTATATATTTTATCAGGCTCGGTAACTACAATCACAGAATCTTCAGGAGAAATTACTGATATTTCTGGTGACGGAATTTTCTACCAGTTCGACTTAACTAAGAACACGGGAGATTTTACCGAAACACCTAACCCGAGTCTAGAAAACGGTACTGTGTTTTATACACAAACTGTTAATACAGCCTTCCACAAGCTTCAAACGAGTATCAGAAATCAAGTAAAAGTATTAGCTCAAAACCCTGACTTAAAAATTGTTGTTGAAACAAACAACGGTGTTGAGTCACCTTATACAGGCAAATTCTTTTACGTTGGTAGATATAGAGGAGCTACATTGACTGGAGGCTCAGGTACATCTGGAACAGCATTTGGTGATGCTAACCAGTATGCGCTAACATTTGAAGGACTTGAACCTGAACCGGCTCAAGAAATTTCAACTTCAGGTAATTTAACAGATGCTTTAACAGGTATTACTGTTTCTTACTAATATAAAAAAGGAATAAGGGAAGGGTTATTTGAGATTCTTCCCTTTTTTCCTATATTAAAAAGATATGATTAATTTATACAAAACTCAGTCAGCTTCTTCATTTGTGATGTATCCAGAAGATACACCATTTAGTGCAAGTACAGCTGCTCATTATAAATTATCCGTATCTCAAAGTTTAGATCAAAGTAACAGTTTAATAACTGTAAATCGTTTAAACACCAGATACTCATCTAATTGGTCTAACGTATTAGTATTAAGTACTGTAGATAGTACTCAAATACCTACAGCATCAGGTCAATATCAAGCTGAGTTATTATATCAAGCAGGTGATAAAGCTAAATGGGGAATACAACATACCTTATTTGGAACCACCAATGCTCTTTGGTCTAATGTATCACAAAGTTACTATTCTGGTAGTGTAATTTCTACAGATAGAGCTTATGTGTTTGGAACCAATGAACAAACAATTACAGAGTACACCGGCTCTGATCAAATCGGTAAATATATAACCTATAATTCGTAAGATGGCAGAAAATAAAAAATTCAAATTTCAACGAATACCTTCACCAAACAATTTTAAAGCATTTGATTGGTCTGAAAAAGGTAAAGATGAATATGTTAAGTTTGGAGATGATAACTTATTTCCTCAAACCACAATTGACATTTACAATAAGTCTTCAATCCATGCAGCAGCTGTTAATGCCATCGTTCAAGGTATTATAGGAAAAGGATTAACTGCAAATGAAGAAGTATATCTTAAGAGTGCTAATCGTAAAGGAGAGACATGGAATGACTTGTATGCGAAAGTAGCATTAGATTATAAATTACATGGATCATTTGCACTAGAAGTAATTTGGTCAAGAGATAGAAGTATGGTAGAGTTTCACCATATTGACTTTTCTCATATAAGAGCAGCTAAAAAAGATCACAGAGGACATATTCCAGGATATTATATTAGTTCAGAATGGAACAGAATTGGTAGAAGTAGAGCAGTAGTTACTGATCAAGAAGCTTTATATATACCAAGTTTCAATCCATTATTAAAAGAAGAACACCCTCATCAATTATTCGTACACCAAAATTACAGACCAGGTCAAACATATTACCCACTACCAGACTATGTAGGTGCTTATAGAGTAATTGAATTAGATACAGAAATAGATAACTTCCATACAAATAACATTCGTAATGGTTTAGCTCCTTCTCTATCAATTACTACATTTACAAATGGTTCAGATGAACAATTAAGAGAAATTGAAGCACAGTTAAATGCAAACTATGCCGGTGGAGAAAATGCAGGTTCATTAATGTATATTGATGTAGATAGTCCTGAAAATGCACCACAAATAACTCCAATACCACAAAATGGAGCAGATGGATATTATGTCACAATTAATGACATGGTGGTACAAAAAATATTAACTGCACACAGAATTACCTCACCTATGATATTAGGAATTAAAACTGAGGGTCAATTAGGTGGTAGATCAGAAGTAGTAGATGCTTATTTACTTTTCCAAAATAATGTAATAGTTCCTTACCAACAAGATATATTAGGTAGTTTAGAAGTTTTAATGCATTTAAACTATCCAGATGCAGTATTAGGTGTTGAACAAAAGAAACTATATGATGATGGTACTGAAGAAGAAGAAGTGATTGTAGATACTGATACTACTGACCAAGAAGAAGCAGACATTCAACAACCAGAACTTATAGCATAATGACAGACGTATTTTTAATATCAGAAGCAAAAGTAAGACAGTTCACCGACATTAATAATAATGTTGATACTGAGCTTATTAAAAATAATATCAGAATAGCACAAGACTATTATTTACAACAAACCATTGGTACAAAGTTGTACGAAAAATTAATGGATGATGTACAAAATAATACTTTAGCTGGTTATTATGCAACCTTACTTAATGATTATGTACAAGACTACTTACTTTATTGTACATATTATGAAACTTTAGAGTCAATTTATTTGAGACCAAGAAATAATGGTTTACTAAGACCAAATGGTGGAGAAAATTCAGACCCTGTAGATAAAGACATTTACAATATGAAACGTCAATCTATAGAAAATAAGATGACTTTTTATAATGAAAAATTGACTCAATATATAATCGAAGAAGAAGCAAACTTCCCAGAATTAGCAACAACAGATAAACTTTATGAACAAGTAGCAGATTATACCAACAAATACAAAAACCCGTTTGTCTTAAGAAGAACTGCTTATGCAGATTGGGCTCAACATTATGGTATTAGACTATATGATTCAAGATATAAACAATACCCACAATAAAAATGGCAACATCATTAGAAAATCAGTACATAGACGAGTCGTACCAAAAACTGGTACAAATTACAGGTTCTACAATTGCAGATGGTACAGGTAGTGCCATTACTTATTTAGATATATCTGCTTCTTATGCAGTATCTGCTTCAGTTGAAATTACAAAAGAAGTATCTTCTTCTTATGCCGATTTTGCTAGTACTGCTTCTTATGCACTAAGTGCTCCTGATACTACTTTTCCTTACCAAGGAAATGCAGCTATTACTGGTAGTTTAGGTGTTCAACAATCTGGTTCTTCTTACGCAATTGATAGTGTAGGTAATATAAAAGTACAAGGTACTAATGCTGCAATAGATGTAGTTGATATTAGTACAGGAAAAACAGCTGTTATACAATCAGATCAAGTATATATAAAAACTACTGCCACTGATGTTAGAGGTCCAATTTTTGATGAAAATGGTATACTTTTAGTATCTAAATCTTCTGACCCTGGTATAAGTGACAAGACAGTAGCTTTAACTACAAAAATAAACCCTTATAGTCCAACTTTTGATACAGATTGGGGGTTAAAATACCATAAAAGTATATCAGAACAATATGACATGCTAACTGTTAATACATCTACCGATGTAATGAAAACAAATTTAGCATTAAGTAGTTCAAATAGTATTACAGCTTCAGCATTCAAAGGAGATGGTTCAGGAGTAACAGGAGTTATTTCTGCTTCTTATGCAGTAACAGCTTCTTATGCTTTATCAACAGAACACGTAAGTGCATCTTATGCTACTTCAGCAAGTCATGCAGAAAATGCAGACACAGCTCTTTCAGCAAATACATCTACCACAGCAGCCTTTGCCTCAGCAGCAGCAACAGCTTCTTATGTAGATTATACAAATGTAGCAAACAAACCAACATTAGTATCTAGTTCAGCTCAAATAGACTTAGCACAAGCATTTGGAACAGCATCTCAAGCTTTAACAGCTTCTTATATTGATGCAGCTAATATAAGTGGTTCAATAACAAATGCAGAGTTTGCTGAATATGCAAACAATACTATTGTATATGGTAAAAACTTAACAGGAGGTATAATATCAAAAGGTACTCCTTTATACTTTACAGCTTCTGGTACGTCAGGTAATACAGTTGGTGTATATCCAGCAGATGCAGGTAATCCTGCAAGAATGCCAGCAGGTGGTGTAGCAGGACAAGATATTGCTATAGCAGGAGAAGGAAGAGTATTCTTAGATGGATTCTTAAACGGAGTAGATACTTCAGCATTTAATTCTGGAGATGCAGTTTATGTAGCAGTAGGAGGAGGATATACAAATATTAAACCAACAGGCTCTGCTAACTTAATTCAAGCATTAGGATATGTAGAAAAATCAGATATAAATGGTTCAGGAGTAATTCAAGGATCAGGTAGAGCAAATGACGTACCTAACATTACTCAAGATTATACTTGGGTAGGAAATGCAGATGGAGTAGCAACTGCTACAGCCGTAAATACTTTATCAGTAGCAACAGCTTCGTATGTTGACTATAGTAATGTAACTAATAAACCAACTTTATTAAGTAGTTCAGCTCAAATAGCATCTGACATATCTGGTTCATTTACAGCAGCTAGTTCTTCATTAGCTACTAGAATAACTTCTCAAGAAAACTTTAGTAGTTCATTAAATGCTACTTTTGCAACAGATGCAGAATTAAATGCAGCAACAGCAAGTTTAAGTTCTAGTTTAGCAGTAGATATAGCAAAAAATACAATAACTGGATCAGATCAAGAAACAAGATTAGATGCTTTAGAAGGTAAATCATTAGTATCATCATCAGTATTAAGTTCAGCAGCACAAGGTCAAGTAAAACTTACTACAAATGGCGTTGATGGTTCAATAGTAGATTTAGGATTAGAAAGCACAGATTCACCTACATTTGGAGGATTAACAGTATCTGGTTCATTAAAAGTAACAGGTAGTTCACATACAATCAAAGGTAATTTAACCCAAACAGGGTACACAACTCAGAACTTTAACGCTCCTGGAACTAACCAAGAAGTAGCATTTTTTAATGTAAATGGTTCACAGGTATCTGGTAAAAATTACAATAGAGTATTTTATGGTCAAGCAGATTATCCATCATTTGGATTAGTATATAATGATTACTTTGCATTAGAATATTACGACGGCTTTGGATATAATTTCGGTACAGAACTTGCGATAAATGGTAAACAAGCTGCAATTACAGCAGTTCCTTCTGGTTCTGGGTTTAGTAAAAGAGCTTCAATTGCTGTAGCAGATAACTATAATGGTACTTCATTAGCTAATATTTTTGGAGATAATACATACATTAATGGTAGAGACTTCTTACAATTAAATACTAACTCTGGTGCTAAAGTATTATTAAGTGGTGGTGATGTACAAATTTCAGGTTCAACTGGTATAAATGTAAAAGATACTGTTACCTTTAATGAAACTATAAAATTAACTGCACAAAATCCATTACCAGCCGGAGCAGTAGGTGAGTTAGCAGTATCTGCTTCTAATTTATATTACCATAACGGAACATCTTGGTCACAAATTAATTAATAACTTATGAGAACTTGGACAAGAGAAGAGTTAAATGCTCTTACAAACGAACAATTTAATGCTTTAACAAAAGAAGAACAAGCTGAAGTAATAGAACAAGGAAGAGCATTTAAAATACAAGAATAAAGTTTAAAATATTTTATAGGGTAGGTTATTGAGTACTTTTAAGTCTGCCAGCACTAGTTTACCTACCCGATTAAGAGTCCATTAAATATGGGCTCTTTTTTTTTTAGGTAAAAGTTGACTATGTATTATAAAAGTATTATATTGTAAATAAACTCTGTTTTGGATACACTTACAAAAGAAGAAAAACTCGTTAGAGATAGTATAACACAAATTTACGATCAATTAAATATTAATTGTAGAAAAGTGTGCGGTGCTGGTTATGATAAACACGGTGGTGATCTACTGGCTATGTGTATAGAGTTTTATTTAGAAAAACCTCTAGAGTATCAGTTAAAAGTAATCAATGATGGTAAATTGGAGCATTTTCTCACCAAGATGATGGCGTTTCAATTAAAATTAGGCACAACCAGATATTATCATCATTATAGAAAGTTTAACGAAAGAATTAGAGATTATTTTCCTAATCATAATTATGGTAGAGATTATTTAAACGACAACGCTGCTTTTGCAGATGAAGATAATGAATCTTTGAAATGTATTAAATACCATATCGATAAGTTAAACCCTTATGAAAAAATGATTATAAATGAATTCATTATAGAAGGTCTTACTTATACAGCAATTAGTGAAAAATACAATATTACTTACACACATATTAAAAGAGATTTAATTAAACTAAAAAAACAATTAAAAAAACAATGTCAGCACTTTTTATAGCTATTGCAGTAAATGTAGTTTTGATGATTGCTTTACTCTCAGTTATTTTTAAACCTAAAGTAATAAAATACTATACGGATAAAAGAAAAGTAAGAGAGCAACAAGAAGTTCAAAGGATACAAAGTATAGTAAACGATTACTTACGACAAATTCAAAATGATTGAAATAAATCTATTAAATATATTAGGTACAGCAGTTTTGGGTAACATGATTGCACATTGGTACCTCCCAATACAACCGGCTAAGAGGGCGTTTATCAAGTTTTTTACTTTTCTTCCATTCATTTCTACTTCTCTTGATAAAGCCTTAAATTGCAGTAAATGTTCGAGTTTCATATTAGGGATTGCACTCTTTTTAAATATCCCTGCTGCAGCTCTTGTCGGTTTATTGGGTCTTATTATAAACTTTATAATCGATTATATAAATTATTGGTATGAACGAGAATAATAAAGATTGGTTACTTAATGAGTTTCCAAAATATAGAGGTAGATTACTTAAAGGTGAAGTATTAAAAGCTTATTATGATGCAGAACGTATTTTACTTAATTTACCAGAAATAAAGAAAAGAGGTTGTGGTTGTCATTATGGATCTATGGCTAGAGAAGTTGATAGATTATATGACCAATGGTTATCAAATGAAAATGAAAAATAAATTTTACATGACAGATGATTATGTTAAGGAAGTCGAACATTATTTATATAACGACATTCCTCTTTCAGATCATCCTATCTATAAAGAGATAAACACAACTTTAGACCATAAATACTTAAAAAGTATTTTATTACCTGATGAAAAGTATAAACAACTAAAAGGTGAAAGAGACCATGTAATTTATACTAATAAAGGAAGGTTTATTAATACTAGAAAATATAGACAATACAAACCCACCCTTACGACAATAAATGTACACATATATGTACAAAGACAAAAACAAAATGTACCTGAATTATTTGAAAACAACGGATGGGAGTTTGATATTAAACAAATTTTTGACAATTATAAAACAAACAATTGGATGTTTGAATTTGGTTCAAAGTGGTGGAATTAGTTGGTATTCTGAAGAAAAGTTCTTATCTTTATAGTATAAATTAAATAAAGGTTATGTTAAGAAAGTATTTTTACACATTATTTGCTATATTATTAACAAGCTGTACGGCAGAAACTTATATTGAGTTTGATGACCTTATGCTTGAAATTAACGGATTAGAATTACAGTCTAATTTAGGTTTAGATTCTAGTTTGGTTGATAAACTACAACAAACAACAACACCTAAAGAATGTTTTGAAGTAGACATTAAAGGTATAGAAGAAAGCTTTACTGGTTATCTTGCTTTAGGTATTACTTTTGAAATGTATTTAAGTGCTATAGGTAGTACTATGCAATTAACTTTTGACAATATGACAGTTTCAAGAGTTGAAGAATGGGACGAGTGGGCAAAGAGTGTATATGGTGTAGATATAAATGTAGGTCATATAACATTTGATTTAAATAATTCAGATATAGATATGATACTGGTATATGATTATGATAATAAACAATATCTAATGACAATATTTACAAATGTACCAGATTATAATGATTCTCGTATACATTTTGGATTTAAAAAACCTACTGGTGTGCAATATGTAGATACTGACAATGTATTTTGGTTTGACTGTAGTAACGATGCTTTTACTCAAGGTATAGAGTGGGTTAAAAATAACTCATAAAAAAGTTGTTACTCTGAACAAAAGTTCATAACTTTATATAAAGAGAAAAGAAATGAATAAACTATATACATTATTACTTAGTATTTTATTATTTACGAGTTGTGCCAAAGAGTCATTAGAAATATGTGGTACGATTACAGATGGGAGGGTGACTATTACTTCTACAGGCGACGCGATTTTTCGATTATGGATAGATGGTAATCCAGAGTATGTTACACAATATACATATGAAAGTTCGACTATAGGCCAATATTTGTGTTTACAATAATATACACATAAGTAAAAATAGGTATCTCATGACTATTTATACCATATAACTTTACTATATAGCGAATATGTCAACAATAGAGAGAGTTAAGCAGAAACAGGGAGAGAATAGGGAATCACCCACACACTCGAATCGAGAGAGATTAACCCTAGTAGAAGTACAGAGAAGGGTGGATGACTGTATCGATCTTCGATATAAGGCAGATAAACCTATCTTACAAAGACAGTGGTTGGATTATTGTGAAAAAAATTATGGTGATAAAAGTAAACCACAATATTTAAACTATTGGATGTCTGCCAAAGAACAATATGAAGAAAGCTGGAAAGGAAAGCTGGATGCATTATTAGAGCCGGCAATGCAAGAGTTAAACGATCTATTACACTCAGACAACCCATTGATAAAACAAAAAGCTATAGACCAAATCTATAAGATGTCAGGATACGATATACAAAAACATCACGTAGTAACCCAGGATATAACTATAGGGTTTGGACAAGAATAGGAATAATTTATTATAAGAAATATCTATAGTAATTATTTTGTTATTAAAATTAATTTTCTTATCTTTAGCTAATGAACATTACGCTCTTCACACCATATGCTAAACAGAATGAATTCATATCCAGATTTGCAGATACTGATAATTTATTTGGTTGTGTTAGTGCTCCTCGTGGTAGTGGAAAGACTCTTCTAGCAATTAACTTACTACTTTACTGGTTATTACAACAACACAATAGAAAAGGTGGTTGGATAGCTCCTGTATATTCACAGGCTAAGTCTGTAATGGATCAAATAGTAAATACTTCACAAGATGTTATAAGTTCTTCCAATAGAATGGAAGGTACTATAAATTTTATTAATGGTAGTACATTAAAGTTTCTCAGTAGTGACTCTCCAGACAACATAAGAGGGTTTAGATTTACTCACCTTATATTAGATGAAGCAGCCTTTCATAAAGAGAATGCTATACAAACGGCAATACTACCTACATTAAACCCACTAGGTAAGAAATGTCTTATGATATCAACACCTAGAGGTAAGAACTTCTTCTTTAATTGGTACAATAAACCTGAGAGTGTATCGATGAAGTTTCCACTTAGTGAATGTCCTTATATCAACCCAATACTTATAGATGAGGCTAAAAAGAGTTTACCACCTGATATCTTTAAACAGGAGTTTGAAGCAGAGTTTGTTGACTCCGGAAATGACGTATTTGTAGGTATAGACAAAGTATCAACGATCAACCTATTTGATTTAACTCGTAGAGTGGATGTATATGCCGGAATAGATACCGGTCTATCGGACGACAAGTCCGTACTAACACTTATAGATGGTACCGGAAGAGTAAGATGGATAGAGGCTACCAATAAACAAAACATACAAGATATTGCCGAAAAGTTTTTATCTATCATGGGTCATTTTAACATAGTAGGAGGTTATATTGAAACAAACGGTATAGGAAGAGCAATGTACGATTTAGTACAACCGTTCTATAGACGCATTAGACCATTTAATACCAATCAGGACAACAAAACAGAAATGGTTCGTAAATTAATAAGTGATATTGAAAGTCTTAACCTAGAGTTACCTACACAAGAGTTACTACCAGAGTTACACTCAGAGTTTAGCACATACACTTATAAGATGTCGGCCAATGGTAAACTTTCGTTTACTCACATGCCAGGAACGCATGATGACTATATTGACTCATTGATGCTTGCCAATTATTCAAGAGTACAATTTATAAAACGCAACAATATTCGTATCAAATCAACCCAAGGGGTTAAAACAAACTGGGGTAAACTACCTACATAGACAAGAAGTAAACACACAGTAATATTTATTTTTATGAACAAAAAAACTCTATCTATCACTATTCCAGATTATCTCACCATAGAGCAATATCTGAATATGAACTCATACAAAGGTGATAGTAACTTTGGCAGACTAGTTCATTCGGTGGCAGTAATGACCAATACCGAAAAAAGTGAGGTTAGAAAATGGCCGGTTGATGTATTGACTGAACTTGGAAATGACTTTGCCAGACTTGCTGACCACCACAATGAATTTCACTCAATAATTGAATGGAATGGTACACTGTATGGATACGCTCCTATTAAAGCATCGACCTTGGGAGAATATATTGACATAGAAAATCTTGCAAAAGATTTCGAAAAAAACATGCATAAAATCGCGGCCATACTATATCGACCTATTGAAACACACCGATTTAAATCACTTGAATTTGCCATTAAACAAAAAATTAAAATGGTAAAAAATAAAGTTGAAAATGTATTTGATTGGTATACTGTTGAATTATACGATAATAAAAAACGTAAACAAGTAGAGGAAGAGTTTAAAGACTTTCCGGCACATATCTTCTTGGGTGCTATTAGTTTTTTTTTGTCGACCGTAAGTCTATATTCGATCAATACTCTTTATTTGCAGGGGCAGATATCAAACAGGATGAAGACACAAATGATGAACGATCAAATGGAAGTTCTTTCTCAGACCACTGGGGTTGGTGGGGGACTCTTTACCAACTCTCTAAGTCCAATATATTATCAATTACAGGGGACAAATCGATCACAGACATCAACGTAATAACAGCATTAAACTATTTAGAAATAGACAAAGACTATAACCAACAGATGCAAAAGCTTGAAAAACAGGCAATTGAAATGAACAAATATAGAAGATAAAAGTGAAGGTACAAAACATTGCATATTCAGAAATAATTGACCTATTCATTCAGGCTTGTGATGAAAATTTATCTGTATCTACGTTTGATACCGGTACTATAGATTTTCTAGATGCCAATGCAGTCAATAAAAATTACCCTTATATATATTTACGTCCGATATCATCACCTGGAGTAGTGGATGGTACACGAACTCTTACATTTGAACTTTACTCAATGGATGTTCCAAATGTTTATGATCAGTCACCGGTACAATTATTATCGGCGTGTGAGGAAAGAATATATCAAATTTGCAGCTGGTTTAACAGAGGAGAAACAGACATACAGCAGACTTACGAAATAAATATTACAGATGTTTCACCGGTCAATGAAGCATTTGAAGATAGAGTATTTGGTTGGGTTGCTACCATTGAAGTAGTAACACCTTGGAATTGGAACTATTGTGATTATCCAAAAGTATGGCCGACGGCTACACCTACACCAACTGCCACTGCCACACCTACGGCAACACCGGTCATACCTACAGCTACGCCTACGGCTACTGCAACTCCAACTCCTACCGGACCTACTCCTACTCCAACAAGTACAGGTACGCCTACGCCTACACCAACTATTAGTCCTACTCCGACTGCAACTCCGTTGCCAACTCCGCCGCCTAGTCCAACACCTACGCCTACGGCAGCACCACCGTCGTTTGAATTTTTAATTAACGAATTGAATCAATCAGGCAATTTAACAGGAAGTTGTGACTTCTCTTCTTCAGCAACTGTACCAGTGTATGTACAATGGTTTGACGATGATCCTTCTTACCCAGATAGATTGGTTGGTAAGCAAGTTTATAGCGACAGTAATTTATCTACAGTTTATACAGGTTCAGCAGTATTTGATGGAACAGTCAATAGATTAGTATCTTATGATGATCAAGCAGCAGCCATACAATTAGAATGGTATGTAGGTACAACTAGAAACATAGTTAACACTGCAATAAGTTGTAACTATCCAGTAGTTGATGCAGAACCAGTTTCAGACCAAACTCTAGATTCAGTTAACTTAAATGGACGTATTGAAGATTATGCGGGAAGAACATTAGATATGTTCGGCTTTGAATGGGGATTAACCTCTGGTAGTTTACTAAATGTAGTAACAGGTAGTTACGTTAATTTACAAAGTACATTTAGTGGTAGTGTTGATAATTTAGAGCCTAACACAACAGTTTACTATAGAGCATGGGCTAGAGATGAAATAACTGAATATTATTACTACAGTAGTATTATTTCAGGTAGTACAGCAACAGCTTATCCACAAAAAATAAAAATTGATGACGATGCTATATTAGGTCAAAGAACTACTTTAGAACTAGCTTGTGGTGATGTATACGATCAGGCAGTTACTCAATGTAACTTAGTAGTACCAGCTGAAACAGTATTCTACATACCAGGTTTAACACCATTTGATAGTGGTTCGTTTGAAATAGAAAATCAAGTATTACCTGCTTATGTTTATTATGATGCAGAGTTTAAACACCATGTAAGCGGTAGTCAGTTAACGACAATTAACAGATACGAAAACCGTGAAATGTCTTACGGTGATGATCCAGGTGTAACCGGTGTTGGTATATTTAGTGATGTTACTTCTTCATTGAATCCTTTGAATAGATGGGCATTAATTAACTCTTGTAGTTTATCTTGTGTAAACGTTTAATATGGCAAAACATCAATTAATAAAAGCAATCGAATTATTCACCAAGGAATGGGCAAAGAATATGAAACAGCTCGCTCCTTACCGAACAGGTACGCTTAAGAAGAGTATTAAGACGTTTGCTGATATTCAAGGAGAGAAAGTAAAACCCGGCGTAGAGATGATATATTATGGTCAATACGTAAACGACGGTACATATAAAATGGCAGCACAACCATTTATTAATGATGCATGGGCAGAAACAAGATTTGATAAACAAGTAGATCAAGAAATAGAACAATATTTAGACCAAGAGTTCGATAAAGTATTTAAAAAGTAATGGCAATAACAGTATCATCAGCACCCAGCTACCCTAATGCAACTTATACACATCTACTGTATACAATAAGCAGTACACAATCTGGTAGTCCTCAGTTTCAATATATAATGGATGTTAAACAAGGAGGTACATTACTTGCTCGTTTAAAACAATACCCAAACCCTAATGCGGTAGGTATATTTGATGCAGCTAGAGTACTTTCTGATTATATTGAATATGATGAAAACTGGAAAACATCTACAGTTAGTTCACCAGTACAGTCAGTACAAGCTTTTGACATTTTATTTGGTGAAGAATATGGTACATCAGTATCATCTTCTACTGTAATATATGATGGTAATGGTAATCCAGGTAACCCTGGTGTTACTCCAGGTACAGCTACTGTATTTGGTGGTGTAGTTGATCCAAACAATGGAAGTTCATTTAACTGGCAACCTCAAAACATATTATCTAACAGACCAACTTCAGGACCATTACAAATTACATATGATGAATACGAAACTTTATCTATATATGTAACTTCTTCTGTAACAGCTACAGTAGACTATAACCCAGGTAGTCCTTCCACTTATACTTTATCTTCTGGGTTTAATACTATACCTATTGGTAGTAAAAATATTAACAGTGCAGTACAATTTACAGAAATTATAGTAGATGTAAATGGATTCCAATATACTTACACACTTGCAGAAAATTGCAACTATGATAGAGTTAGATTTGCATTTATAAACAAATTTGGATTTTGGGATTATTACGGATTTAATTTACCAGTAAAAAAGGAAACAACCACTACAAGAAAAGGTTTAACAAGACCTATGGTTAATTATAGTGGTGTATTAGGTTCGTATAATGGTCAAAGAAGAGGTAAGGATTGGTATAATATTCAATATGAAGATAACTATACTGTTACTACTCCATTTTTAAGTCAAACAGAAGCTGCTTGGGTTAGTGAAATATTTGAATCACCTTCAGTTTATTTACAAGTAGGAGATAATTTTATTCCAATTGTTATTACAAGTGGTAATTATTTACACAATACTAACTTAAGAGGACAAAAAACGTTCCAATACGAAATACAATATCAATACGCTAACAATAGAATAGGTAGATAATGGCAGATCTGGTAGTAAGAGTCGAGTATAACAATACTGTATACGACTTAGACATTGAAAAAGATATTCCTTTACGACTTGATATATCATCGGTTGAAAATCAAGCTATTGGAAAATTCTTTGGTGTAGGTTCTCAGACTTTTGACTTACCAGGTACTAAAAATAACAACCAATTTTTTAAGCACGGATATAAAGTAGTAGCAGAAGATATTCCTGCTTTCTATAATACTATACCAGGAAGATTAATACTTAACGGAGAGACAATCTTAGACGGTCAGTTTCAATTATTAGAGATAGTTGCTGATAGTCAAGGTTATGCTACATATAAATGTCGTTTGACAGACCAAGTAGTAACGTTTAATGATGTTTTGGCATCTAAATTAATCAAAAATTGTGACTGGTCAGACTTAACTCATAATTTAACATATGCCAATATTACAGGTAGCTGGTTAGAAGATGGTTTGTTAAGTGGTAGTATTTTTTACCCTATGGTATTTTATGGATTTGATAATCCAGATAACATACAGTTACCTTATTTTTCTTTTTCTGGTTCACAGGGTGCTTATTTAACTAATAGTTTAACACCTATACAAGCTCAACAGTTTTTACCTGCTGTTAGAGTTAAAGATACACTCGATAAAATATTTGACCAAGCAGGATATAACTATACTGGTAGTTTTGTTACTGGTTCAAATTTTGAACAGCTATACATTTTACCAAAAGCACAAGATACATTAGGTATAGTAGGAGAAGAAGGAGAAGTAGCAACGTGTTTAGTAACTTTAGGTTCAAATCAAACAATTACCGGTGGTAGTACTGATGTAGTTACTTTTAGTACAGAACTTTCAGATCCACAAAATAGATTTGATACAGTATCACATGATTATGCAACTGTAGATATAGGAGACTATACTTTTAGTACTCAAGTACAATTTTTTAACCCTGCTGCCTTTGGAGGAGACGTAACTATTAAGTTAGAACTTATGATAGGTACTAATCCTACTAGTGGTACTGTTATTTCATCTGGAGAAAGAACGTTTACTTCAGCAGATGGCTTTGCGGTATTTACTTTAAGTGCAGGAGGTACTGTTTATAGTAGTGCAGCTAACGATGTTTGGGCAAGAGTTACCTATACAATTAACAGCGGTTCACCAGGTAGTTTAACATTATCCTTTGGTACACAATTTGAATGTACTGCTGCACCTTCTGCAGTTGTTGGTGCACCGGTAAATATGGGATTACAATTTGGTCCAAACACAAAAAGTATTGATGTACTAAACGGTTTAATTGAACAATTTAACTTAGTTCTTACACCAGTCAAAGGAAATGAAAAGACTATTAGTATAGATTCTTTTGATACTTGGATGAGAAATGGTAGTATTAAAGATTGGACAGATAAATTTGATGAAGCTACAAGAATATCTATAAATCATACAGTAGATGAACAACCAAAACAGTTGTTATTACAAAATGTAGATGATGTAGATAGATTTTCTAAAGCAGCAATTGAATCAGATCCTTACTACCAATATGGAACACTACGTATTATAGCTGACAATAATGTTTCTCAGGGTGAAAGAAAAATAGGTAGTTATTTTGCTCCTACGGTGTTAGGAGGTCCTTTTGACCCATTAACAACAGGTACAGGAACCAGTGGAGATGGTACATTACAAATTGATCGAAGTAGTAACTTCGTTTTCCCCCACTTATATAAGTATGAAAATAGTAAAGTAACATCTTATAGTTTTAAACCAAGAATTGGATATAAAGTTACTGGTACTTTACCTCAAACAATATATATTGGACCAGCTGGAGGTGGAGCTGATGCAATTACTGGTCAGTATGCTACTTTAGCTAACGTAAGTGACTTACCTGCTATAACTAGTAGTTTAAACTTACACAATAATGATACTTATTCTACGTTTACAGATACAAATAATGTAAATGGTGGTAAAAATAATTATGAAAATTATTGGGAGACTTATATAGAAAGTTTATACTGGGATGAATCAAACAAAGTAACAATGAATATTGAGTTTGATCAGTATGAATATCAAGACATCAATCTTAACGATAGAATTTTTATAAAAAATAATTTATATCGTATTAATAAAATTTCAGGGTTTAATCTTACCCAAAAAGATACAGCAGTATGTGAATTAATTACTCTTTACCCAGAGTACTTTAGTGGTTTAGACTTTACCGGATGTACATTTACAGTTAGTGGCAGTGAAAGTGTAACAGATTGTGTTGGTAACACTCCAACTCCAACAGCAACTTCTTTACCAACCCCAACTCCAACGCCTACTGCTACTTTAGTACCAACATCAACACCAACACCAACAGGTCCAACACCGACCCCAACACCGACTTCAACGTCAGCAGGTCCTACTCCGACTCCTACACCTACTAGTACACCTGGTGGTGGTACGCCTACACCTACACCAACTCCTACTCCGACACCAACAGCTACAACACCAGTTGGAGTATTTAATTTAGGTATTAGTGCCGGTAGTACTAACCAAAACCAATGTGGTGCAACTATTACTGGTAGTGTTTATGTAACAGGTTCGGCACCAATGGAAACTTGGACACAGTATGGTCAAAGAATTTATACTGATAGTAGTTTAACTACAGCATTTAGTGGAGGTAACAGATTCCACAGAATTACTTCTGGTAGTAATGATGCAGTTTGGTCAGTAAGTAGTACAGGTTTAGTATCAGTAGCTGGTCCTAATTGTAGTGGTTCATTCCAATTCTATAGTAACTTAGGTTTCTTAACAGAAGGTAATGAATGTTTTGCTACTGCATCAACTGCAAGATATACTACTGATTTTAGTAACGTTGATGATATTCAAGTTGGAGATAGAATATATAGTGATTCTAGTTTAACATCTGAATTAGCTGATGGATATCATTATGGTATAAGTAATACTCAAGGTGATTTACCAGCTTATGGATTTGAATATTCTTTAGGCTTTGGTGTTACTAATTTAGGTGCTTGTGATGCAGGTACACCGATTTCAATGTCTAGTTACGGTATTACATCTACAGAAGCTTGTCAGGATACAAGCTGGCAGTATATTGCATATGTTTCTGGTGGAGCTGATCCTTATACATTATCTGTAGGTGATACAATTTACGAAAACCCACAATTAACATTACCATTTGATATTGCAAATAACGTTTACTGGGGTGTATATAGTGGTAGTGTAGAAACACCTGTTGTTTGGTACAGACTTTACAATGGAGTAGTTCAAGATAGTGGTTCTTGTGGTAGTGATGTTTCTTATGCAGTATTTAGAGATGAAGGTTCAACTGCAGGTAACGAAGGATGTTTCAATACACATACAGATACAATATATACTAGACAGCCATTATCTGAAATAGTAGATGCTGGTTCTGGAATATTCTATAGTAATGAATTTGCTTCATTATTATTCCAAGGTGGAACTAAGAGATATAGTTTATATCAATCAGCTTCAGCAGAGGTAAGTGAAAGTAGAGCAATCTTTACAATAACTAATGCCGGTATAGGTACATTATTTGAAAGCTGTAGTTTAGTTAACTACGAATATAAATTAGCAACAGTTAGTAATACTTCTTACGATACTTGTAATGCAGAATTCCAATATTCAATTTACAGTGGAGACTTTGATGGTGTACAAGCTATGCAAGATGGTGATAGACTTTACACTAACAATAATTTATCAACAGAAGTAGCAGACGGAACATTTGGTGTAATTACTAACTTAGATGATCCATCTTGTATTGGATATGCTACAGGAAGTGTTGGTAGAAGATTTACCTACAGTTTGATTAGTGGTGTTACACTATTAGATAGTGAATTCTCAGGTAGTTATTGTGTTGGTACTCCTAACGGTAGTGGATATTATGGATACTTACAAGTAACTGGAAGTTGTGGAGGTTCTCAATCAGGTACAGTATATCCAGAAGATTTATTCTGGGGTACTAGAAATACAGTAAATATTCTTCAAACTGGGGATAGATTATACAATAATAGTGATGGTACTAACGAAGTAGCTTCAGGTACTTATGGATTATCTACATTTGATGATGCAAATGATTCATTCCCAATCATTGATAGAACTTATGCTTATATAAGTGTAACTTATGTAAACGGTAGCGGTATTAGTGCAATTACATATTGTGATACTTGTGCACCATTCCTACCAACACCGACACCTACACCAATAGTACCTACTGCAACACCAACGCCAAGTCCAAGTCCAACACCTAGTCCTACACCGACTCCAACTCCAACAGATACGGTTTATGCGTTGAACAAAACAGTGTCACAAACATTCTCTGGAGTAGTATGTGCAGCTAATGCAACTGACGGAGACTTCTTTACATTAAGAAGTAGAGGATTAAATATTCAAGTTGGAGATATTATGTATGCTGATGGTAATTTAACTACACCATACAATGGAGGAAATGATTACTATGGAGTTGCAACAGAAAATGATACTACACCAGAAGTTGAAATTAGAGTACAAGCTAACGGATATGTATCGAGTGTAACAAATTGTCCACCACCACCGACACCTACTCCAACTCCAACAGCTACTCCAGTACCAGTACAAAACTATAGAAGTAGCAATGGATACGGTAATACATCTTCTGCTTGTGCTGATACATCGTTAAATGCAATATGGGCTGTTGCAGATGCAGCTTCATTACAAGTAAATGATTACATTTATACAAACAGTGCAATGACAACACCGTTTAATGGAGGTGGTCAGTATTGGGGAATAGAATCTGGAACTACATCCTTTAGAGCAGCAATGTTAATAGCTTCTGATGGTAGAATACAACTAATATCAAATTGTCCATAATATGGCAGGATCAGTAACATTATATTTAACATCAGCATCAGCAGGAGCAGGTAACTTTCAAATTTACCACACTAGTGCTGATCCTGGTAATCTAATAGCACAAAACGTAAGTTCGGCTTCTTTAGCTGCAGGATATTGTACTAATGAAGTGTATAGTACTTATGTGGTAAAAAGTGATACAGTTGATTGTCAAAATCAAGTATTAGTTTACCCAGGAGGAGCTCCAGTACCAACTCCTACTCCTACATTAGTAGGTCCTACACCAACTCCAAGTACTTTACCTACTTTAACTGATGGTTGGAGAATAACTGCAGGTGCTGTAACATTTGGTGGAGGTAGTGTAATAGGATATCATAGAGGAACTGTTTATGGTTGTCCAACTCCTGCTGTAGCAATAGGAAGTGAAGTTAGTCCTACTACAACTACGGTTAATTTACCAGGTACTGATTGTTATTGGACTAGTATATTTGGTGCTAATATATCAAAAGGGTATGGTGTAACAGGGATTGGTGCTGCATCTAATATTACATTGACTCAATTTACTTACGATAATAGTTCTGGTATATTAGTATTTGCAGCTACTAATGGTACTGCTACTAGTAATATCGGTAATGGTAGTTTATCAGGTACAATTGTAGGTAATAATAGTACAAGTGGTACTTGGTCTGTTAATTACACTGTTGGTACAACATATGTAGATAATAATGGTGCAGGTACAAGTTACACAGTAGAAAGTACTGGGACTATGTCTATCAGTGGTTTAACTCTTACCAATGGTGTAACGTATAATATAACTGTTTAAAAAATGGCAAAAGTAAAAGATTTATCACCAGAAGAATTACAAAAAGCAAAAAATGAAATTTTAGCTATGGGTATACCTTTGGTAGAACTTAATAACATAGAAATTGAACAAGATAGACAATAATCTAGTGAATTAGTTTATTTATTATTATGGCTACAAAAACCTATAAAATAGATATTGATGTCGAAAGTAAAACACTTGGACAACTAGAAGACGAATTAGCTCAGATTAATGATGAGTTAAAACAGGTCGATAGAAATAGTCAAGCATTTACAGACTTATCTAAAAAATCACAAGCTCTAACAGCAGAAATTGAAAAAACTAACAATGCCATTGATGGTATTAAGTTAGAAGATAAATTACAAGCTGCTGATGGAGCAATTAAGGTTTTTGGTGGTAGTTTACAGACTGTAGTAGGTACTTTAGGTACTCTTGGTATAGAATCAGAAGTATTTGGTGAATTTGAAGAAAAAGCAGCCTCAGCTATTGCTGTAGGTATGGGTATTAAAGATGTATCTGAAGGCTTTGGTCAATTTACCATGGTAATGAAGAAATCTGGTATTGCTGCTAAATTATTTGGTAGTACAACCAGTAAAGCTCTTATTGCAACAGGTGTAGGAGCATTTGTAGTACTTTTAGGAACAGTAATTGCATATTGGGATGATATTACCAAAGCAGTTAAGAGGTTTGCAGATTCAACACCATTTGTAGGTAAGGCAATTGATGCAGTAAAAGATGCATTTAATACTTTATTTGATGCTGCTAGACCAGTATTAGAGTTTTTAGGTATTTTACCAGATGAAGCTGAAAGAGCTCAAATGGCTATTGTTGAAACTACTAATGTAGCAATATCAGAGTTAGAAAGAGAGTTAGCTATAGCACAAGCAGCTGGTGAATCAGCAAGAAAAATATTTGAACTCAGAGAAGAGTTAATTAAAAATGAAATAGAAAATCTCAAAGCAGCAAATGCTGAAAAAGAAGAGATTTACAAAAAAGAAACAGAACTATTAGCATTACAAGCAGCCGAACAGAAACGACTTAGAGAAGAAATGGCTAATAATGTTGTTAGAGAAAAAGTAACAACAGTAAATGCAATAGGTCAAGCTGGAATTGTTGAGTTAGAAACTGCAAAAATTGTCGCAGACAATACAAAAATAATTAATCAACAACAGTTAAGAGATAATGAAGAGTATGCTAAACAAGTAATACTTAATCAACAAAAATTAGATGCTGCAAGACAGATGTCGTTTGATAACGTTGTAGCTATTGCTGGTGCAGAATCAAAAGTAGGAAGAGCAGCATTAATTGCTAAACAAATCTTACTTGCCAAAGAATTAATTGCTGAAGCTAAAAGTACATTGACTTTTGCAACTTTAAAAGGTTCAGAAGCTACAGTAGCAACAGCAACAGGTGCAGCAAAAACAGCAGCTATTGGATTTCCGCAAAATATTCCTTTACTTATAGCATATGCAGCACAGGCAGCAGGTATTATTGCTGCAGTTGTGAGTGCAGTTAAAGGAGCTAAATCAGCTGCTAAAGGTGTAGGTGGGACAGGTCCATCGGTAAACATTCCAACACCTAGAGGAGCAATAACACCACCGGTGTCAGCACAACAACAACAAGCTCCAGAAACGCAATTGACAGCAACACCAACTATAAGAGCTTATGTTCTATCAGGTGATGCTACTTCTGCTCAAGAAGCAGATGCTAAGTTAAATGCAAGAAGAACTTTAGGATAACAATATATAAATATATACATATATATTATGAAAATTTTTGAATTAATTATTGACAAATTAGATGAACTAACAGGTGTAGATGCAGTTGCACTTGTAGAAAACCCAGCAATACAAGCAGATTTTTTTGCATTTAAACAAACAGATATTGAAGATGCAATTACATTAAATATAATAAAACAAGCTATAAAAGAAAACTTTGTAGATAGAATACCAGGTGAAAGTAAAGAGGACTACATGGAAAGATGTGTACCTAAATTAAGATCTGAAGGATATGATCAAGATCAGTCAGTTGCAATATGTTTAGATACATTCGATTTAGACGTTACTTCATTACCTGATTATACAAACGAAATAAAAGAAGAGAAACGCTCTTTTACAGATAATAACGCTAAATTTACGTTTTCTCTTAACGAAGATCAACAAATGGTTGTAGGACCATTAATGATCCCTAACAAATTAATTTTTAGAGTAGATGAAAACGGTGATCCTTACTATGTTTTCTTTAGTGAAGACACTATAAAAGATATTGCTGAAAAATTAATGAGAGAAAAATATATTGATAAGATAAATCTTGAACATAATCCAGATGAAACAGTAAATGGATACATGGTTTCTACTTGGATTATAGAAGATGAGCTAAAAGATAAACAACAAGTTTATGGATTTAACTTTCCCAAAGGTACTTGGATGGGTCAATATAAAATTGAAGATAAAAGTGTTTGGGAAAAAGTAAAAGCTGGTGAAATTAAAGGGTTTAGTGTAGAAGGGTTTTTTGGAGATAAATTTATTCAAGCAAAAAACATACCAGATGGAATCAAGTAATGTTCAAACCGCATCTATTGGTTATTTTAGTTCAAGTGTTATTAGTTTTCTACATTTTGAAGACATTATACTCGCTATACTTTTAGGTTTCTTTGGAGCTTTAGGAGCTTGGGTATTTAAGTATTTAATGAGTAAAATAGATAAATAAAAAAAGGAAAGTAGCCAGCTTTTTAGTATGAGCGTACAAAATGAATAACCGTGCTGACTACTCCCTTTTCAGAACAGTTACGTAGCAATTATAATATAGGAATTATTTTTTAATTATCAAACATAAATGGTTTAAAATACTGTCTCCAGTCACTTTTTATTAGTTTAAAAGTTTCTGGATTTTTTTTTATAATAAAATCAAAGTATTTTTCGTCACTTCCTATAAGTCCTTTATCTAAATACTCTCTTACCAAATTTATATATTGTTTTTTCAACGGGTTTAACCTAAAACCAGGTATTGTAAAGCATCCTCCGTGTGTAAATCTCATTTGAGATAGTATATGAGTGTCATTATTATGTATTGAGATGTTATCGTGGTGTTGGAAAAAAGTTGGTTTAGTGTTATCAATCTTATTTACGTCTGGCCATTTAGTGTTTTTATATAATTCAGGTTGTTCTCTATATAAAGCAAAATCTTTCCATATTAATAAGTCATTTGGAAAAAATTGGTTTAAATATACTTCATACATAAAAGAAAGTTTACTAAACATTATAATATTATACCAAGGTTGACACATTTCTGGTACGTCGTCAAACTGTACTACTTTACTAAACTGGGTACTTTTCATTAAACTGTCAATATCGTTATAGAACATTTTATACATTTCTAATTCGGTTTTTTCTTTTACAATTACCTTAGTATTATTTAAATGTTCGTCAAATTTTTGTCTAATTTTTATTATGTCTAATGAAAACTTTTCTTCTGTAAAAATAACAATAGGACAGTCTATACTTAATACTTGTTCACCCCAGTGTAAATAAGTATGGTAGGACATTTTAAAGTTTTTCCAATTTTCTCTACCTATATCATATAAACAGGTAACTATTACAGGTTTTTTTAAATCCATTCCCAATTTATTTTACCGTGTTTATGTTTTACTTTAACTAGTTCGTCATTAAAGTAGTTAGATTGTGAATCACTGTTAAATATTGTGTCTAACGTCATTCCAAAATAATTTAATACAGTAGGTACAAACCCTTCTGAATAACCGTAGATACCTTCTTTTAGTAATTGTGTTAATTTAGCCAAAGCGTTATTACTTAATCTAACAATAGGAAAGAAACTACCAAAATATTCTGTTGTATCTGGAAATAATATGTCACCTACTCCAGGAAATCTTTCAAACCATGTAGGCCCTGATGTTGTATTGTAGTCTATAACAGGTATGTTTAATTGAGATTTTACTGATGGTTCTTTAAAACAGTAATACGATATAAAATCACTTCTATTTGTTTCAAATGATTTAAAAAAAGTGTCAAAATTATCTATAGTTACATCATCATCAAAAAACCAGTAATAATTATAATTTTTATTGTTTATATAATAATAAACCATCCTTAGGTGTGCATAAAACCAAATTATGTTACGGTTACCATAAGAATTCCAATAATGTTTTTTACTTACACTACCTTCGAATTTAAAAGTGTTTCTAATATCTTGTTCTGTGTATTGTAATCCTACATTTAATGGTTGATAAGTAACGTCTGTTAAATAGTCAAAATTTAAACCTGCATTTGACCAGTAATTATCGTAACTTTTAAAAGTACCGTGATGGGTACAAACTACATTTTTATTCATATAACTTTTTTATTTCATCATGTATTTTGGGTATACGGTTAAACTG